CCAATAGAAGGCGGTTACCTCCTGGTCTTGTTGTGGGGCGGGTGCCTCCTCCGCTCGGGTTCTTTCCATCAGGAGGTAGGACAACAGGAGGCTGGCCCCCAGGTTTCTGTCCACCAGGGAAATTGGCCCCAGGCATTCCAGGAATCGTAGGAAATAATCTAGATAATTTAGTAATTCCGTCTACTAATTTATCGAACCCATTAAGTAAACCTTTAAAACCGGACATTAAAGTACTTGATAATAAAGAGATCGCACCAACTATTCCTGCAAGAAGAATTTTACCTAAGCCAGATAACATTCCTCCAGATGCGCCGCCGCCCATATCTAAACCCGACATTCTTCTAGCAATAGCTTCGGCAAGCTTTTCTCTCTCAATTGCACGTTTAGAATCTGTACTTTGCCTAGCTATAAAATCTATATTTCTAGCTTGTCTTTCGGTTATATCCCTAAGTGCGCTCATTTCCTCCATCATTTTTTGTTGATATTTAGATGGGCCGAATACCTTACTAAATAAATTTGTAAAGAACCCTTTATCGGGTTGCGCTTTACCTCCAAAGGATGAGCCGAAAGATCCCTTGCCCTTTCCTGCTAGATAACTTTTTATTTCTGAAATACCGCTACCAAGTTTAAAAACTTCCCTTTGTATATCTTTATTTTCTTTATTAGATGAAGATCTCCTATTCTTAAAGATTTCATCAGATATAGTATGCAATATCTTCGATTGTTCTCGAAGACTATCATTTTGTGCCTTTAGGCTATCTATGATAACTCTATCGGTTGGGTTCAACTTATCGAAAGGTAACATGTATTATCCCTTAAATGCTTTTTGTTTCAATTTTTCGTTTTGTTCGCTAATGTGTTCTATAAGCATAGTGACGTAAATATCTCTTTCCCATGGTAACATATTTTCTATTTCAGTTAACGAATAATTATGACTATTCATTAATGAAAAATTTAACTTATAATAGTTAAGAAGACCCTCATGAGAAAGAGTTAAACGAAAAAATTTTGTAGACCTTCTAATTTAACTTCATTCTTAGTTCCACACTTACTACAATTTTGCTCAACAGTTTGAGTAATTTTTGGCATGGTAACAAAGAATTTTTCTAACTTTTCAAACTGACTTCTTGAAAAAGAATTAACAAATTCTATTAACTCTTCTTTTGTATAATCTGTGTATTGTTGCTCATCTGTAAATACCACTTTGATACAGGATGACAGTTGATTTCGCTCTAATATTAATGAACAAATATTCAATATCAAAATTAGGAAGTTCTTTAACTTTTAGTTTATTAAATGTACAAACATCTACTAAATCTGTAACTATTTTATAAATTTCTTCAGAATCCGACTCTAATGCGGTTAAGAGAATTTTATATTCTTTAACTAAGAATGGTCTATATTTTACTTTTTCTTCGGTAGAAGGTAAAATCAATTCATAGGTTGGTGTTTCTAATTTAGGTAAAGCCATGTTATGTCCTCAATTTATGGTATCGTTTCAATGTCTGGAGATAGTATAGGCCCATCTCCTAAACCGCTTTCTACTCTGTTTGGTTGCTCTCGACGTATTCTAATACTACGGTCGTCTTCAGTTTCTCCCTCAAGATATTCTGTATCTCGTCTTACTGTGTTTGCTATAATACCTCTTTCAGTGTTTATACTTGGCAATGATCCCCTTTCATCAGTATTTTCTAAGATACTCTTTAGTAAAGGATTATTGGTATTTACAACTTGTTGCTCCCATACTTCAGGATACCTAACCGCATTAGGAATCTTATGATAAGGAAACCATCTTCTATACGAAAAGGTAACATTTAGTTTGTGTACTTGATTTTGTGTACTATTGTTAAGATCAAGTAAAGCCACGCTTCTAGGAAAAGCATCTTCCAATGTTATCGCATATGTGATATTATCTTTTTCGTCTAACTGAAATATAGTAATAGGTACGGTATAATTATCTGCATAATGCACAAAATATTGAAACGGGTCTACGATTATATTAGTCCAAGCATCAAAAAATCCTTTTACATCCATATCCGTATCAAGCAAAAATGTCATAGTTATACCTTCTCCTCCATACTCAGAATTAAAAGGTCTTTGATATGCTGGTCCGTATACTCTTTGCTGTTTAACACCTATTGTTTTAGATGGCAAATTTGCGGATTCGCAAAATAGGCTTATCAATCTGTTAGTCCAAATAGTCTGCGTAAGATCTGCCAAACCTTTTGGCGTTGGAAAGGATATTTCAAATCTATTAGGTTTAGCTAATCCTCTAATTCTTACTTCAGTTTGAAAATCGCTTATAGAAAAATTTGCCATTTGTTATTTGTACTTTCTTTTAGTGTTTTTCCAAACCTTGCCCATACTTTGTTGTTTAAATCCTTCAACCGGTAGCATGCTGGCGGTTTCCCAATCGGCAAAATTTACTTTCAGGAATCTACTTCGCAATTGCGTATTAAGATATCGTTTTACGCAAGCAGTCGCAGCTAAAAATCTTGAAGAACTATTTAGTATTTGCCAGGATATTTTAATTTTAGTATTTTCGTCGACTCTGCTATCTGTGGCTAATTTTTTTAAATCTCCCAACAACTTAAATCTTGCGCCGTATGGAAGATAGTGCAGATTAATTCCTATAAATCCGTCAGCAGTTTTGGAGAAAGGAAGAACTAATGGGACGGTATCATAATAGGGTAATACGTTTTTATATTTTGGATCATATAAAAACATATACATATATCCAGGAGTAACCACATTTGATAATCTTTGTCCGCGTATCAGTTGTTGCCCCGTTAGTCCTGAGGATAAATTTATGACAGTGTTTTTATACCAGCGAAAAGCTTTATCCTGGTCACCCTTCTGCATTCTAATCTGAGTAAAGATATTTTCAGCCATTTGCGATTCCTAAATCTTTTTCGGTTAAAATCATAAATTTCATATTACGGTCCTCACAAAATTCAAAGGCTGCTTTCCACTTAGCTTCATTTACCCCATATTGAAAAACTTCATCTATAAATTTTTTGGTTTTTCTGGCAGGGATCTGCGGGGGTTTCGTAAATCTTTCAGGCTTAATTTCTATTAAATATTTCTCCGCAATTCCCCGTTTGTTTTTAATCTTAATATAAAAGTCTACGAAATACCTATGTACTTTTTTATCAATGGGGGAAACGTAGGGAACAATGACGATCTCAGAACCCCATTCCTGAACGGATGAATTCAAATCGCACCATTTCATAAACCTAAGTTCCCATAGAGAGCGATAAACAATATTAGTCACATCTCCCTTGTATTTCGAAGGATTTTTCGGTCTAAACTTCCCTTTGTAAGTTTTGGTGTACAACATTTCCTATAAATAATATTAGATTCAACAATATTTATTAAAGAAAATGGCAAAAGGTATCTACGATCCCGAAAAAGATTCCGTTGACAGTATACGAAAGAAATACGAAGCGGAATATAAAAATCAGTTCAAGGGTGCGTACAATATAGGAACCCATGAATACCCTGAGGGGCTTCGGGTAAAACCGGATCTTCAGCACTACGTGGCGTTCTATATTAACGTCAGAGAAAAGAGCTCGACGTCGATTATTCAATCCAGAAGAAATCCTTTTGAGGATTATGTTGTAGATGAAAAAACTCAAAAAGAAATTGACGCTATTGCCGCACAATCGAGGACCGGTAGAATAACTCAAGCGGATGCGGAGTCCGCAGTAGCAACCGCAAAAAACTATGCAGGTAGGATAGTTGCGGGTGCGACCTTAATAGGGGCGGGATTAAGCTCCGGTATACGAGGCGCAGGAAAAGCACTGATCCCAGCAACTTTAGCGGGGGGTGTCACGTCAGTAGTCACAAATATGATAGATAATGCAAATTTTCAGGCATTCAAATCTGGTAGAACTTCTAGATTAAAGGATGTCATAACATTAAACATAGAAGAAAGGCCTTCGGTAAGATATGGCGTTAATTATACCAACTCTGATGTGGCTGGCTTACTTGGACTGGGTGGAATCTTTATTCAAGGTTCCGCGGCTCTAACAGCTAAAAATTTAAAAAATGCCGAACCTGAATTACAAGCTAGATTTCTAAGTGAGTTAGCTAGAATTCCTTCTCTTGGTCAGGGCGGAGGCATTATTAATGATCTAAGAGAATTATCATCAAGAACAAAAACCAATCCATTTCGGGAAACTTTGTTTGAATCGGTTAATTATAGAAGTTTTACTTTTAGATATAGATTTTTTCCAAAAAGTGTTTCCGAAAGTCGAAGAATAAAAGATATAATACAATTATTTAAGATACACATGCATCCTGAATTAACTGCACAAAAATTGTTCTATGTTTATCCTTCAGAATTTGATATACAATATTTCTACAAAGATAAAGAAAATGATTACCTACATAAATTTACTCGATGCGCACTAACAGATATGGCAGTCGATTACGGTGGCGAACAGTTTTCTACGTTTCAAGATGGTGCCCCAGTTGAAGTAGGATTATCGTTGACGTTTACAGAATTAGAAAGTTTAACTTCCGGAGCTATTGATTCCTATGGCTATTGATTTCTTTTCAGATTTTCCGAAAATATCATATACTATAGATGACTATGAAACTAGACAAGTTGTCGTGGACATATTTAAGCGAGTTATCTTATCTAAAGAATATTTAGACAATTCCTTATATTTTGAAGAATATGATGTTTTGCATGGAGAAACGCCCGAGGAAGTTTCCTATAGATTTTATGGCACAACGAATTTAAACTGGGTAATTTTAATGTTTAATAATATTATGGATCCTCGTTTTGAATGGCCTGTTTCAGAAGAAACCTTATATAAAATTACAGAGAAAAAGTACGGAGCAGCTCAAAACGTATTTGCTATTAATCGAGCAAAAAATAATAAAGGTTATATCGTTGAGACGTTCTTTATTCTTACAGAAGATTCTACACACGAAGAACCTATAAGATTACTTGTAGAAAATCCAACAGATGAGGGTATCAATACTCCAATCGCATATCAGGATTCTACAGAAATTGCAGACTATGAAAGTAATTTTGAAGTTGAAACTGAAAAAAATGAAAAGAATAGAAGTATTAAAATACTAAAACCTGCAGTAGTACAAGAAGTTATTTCTAACTATAAAAAATTAATTACTATTTAATGGCCGCTCCACTAGAAGAAATCTTAGATGTACCCGGGCAGGTTCAAATTGATAACCTTGTTCTAATATCTTTTAGAAAGAATACCTACCTAAATATTACAGATTATCTTATAGAATTAAATCTTTTTGAAAGTATTTTTAATCCATTTGTAACTGGAGAAATACTTTTAACAGATAGTAGAAATTTAATTCGAGCATTCGGGCTTGTTGGTGGAGAGTACTTATCAGTTACGTTAAGAACTCCTACATTTTCTTCGGATAAAGGTATTTCAAAAATTTTTAAAATATCTTCATTAGAAGATAAAACATATATTAAAGACGGAGGTACTTTAATATACAAATTGACTTTTACTTCTATAGAAATGTTTCAGGATTTATTGAATCCAATTTATAGAGCATACGAAGGAAAACCTGAAGAAATAATAAAAAACTTATATGAAGAATATTTGATGACAAATCGTAATATTCGCCTTTCCGGAGAACCAGTTGCGGACATAAAAACTCCGTTAACCTTTTTCGGGGAAACCTCTAATACGTTAAAATTTGTTAGTCCGGGTTGGTCACCCCTACAGTGTATAAATTGGACGTGTAGTAAAACATTGCCGGCAAACGGAAAAAGCGCAAATTTTTTATTTTGGGAAACAACTAAAGGATTCTATTTTGGAAATTTAGATACCATACTTAATAGACCTGAGGTATCTTCGATAGGAAATTATGTATATTCTTCTCCAAAAATAGTAACCACCGATGAGGATGATATTGCGAATTTAAGCTTTATGTTTAATATACGATCATTAACCGTGCCGAAAGTTTTTGATCAATTACAAAATTTAATGTATGGTTATATTTCAAATAGGGTAATTGACGTAGATATTATTAATAAGGTATATGAAACTATAGATTATGATCATGGCACCAATTTTAATAACTATTCTCATTTAGAAAAAAAAGAAGCGGTTCCTTTTTTCGACGATACTGTTGAAAGTAACCCGGCTACCTACAGAAAAGTAAATTTTTCTAATCCAGGATTGCACACCGGATTTCTGAAAAATTTTAGTGAGCGAGAAAAAAATATCTGGGGAAATAGAAGATCTAACGTGTTGGAACTGAATAATTTTAGAATGGAATTAGTAATTCCAGGAAGAACAGATATTGAGTGCGGGCAAACAATGTATGTTAGATTGCCTAAAAAAGATCCTGGGGGATTAACTCAAGAAAATAAAACATTATATCAAGATGACGATATGTATTCTGGGTATTATTTAATAACTAGTTTAAATCATAAAATTAATCCAAGAACTCATTTTATTACTATGACAGTAACTAAAGATAGTTTATCATATGAGGTACTTAAATAATGGTAGAATTTATTTGGTGGGTTGGTGTAGTTGAAGATAGAAATGACCCCGAAAAACTAGGTAGGTGCAAGGTTAGAATTTTTGGTTATCATACTGAGGATAAAACTATACTACCAACAGACGATTTGCCTTGGGCGATTCCAATACAGCCGATAAATTCTGCATCGGTTTCGGGGATAGGTTTTACTCCAGTCGGAATTGTAACTGGAACTTGGGTCACCGGTTGGTTTTTAGATGGCGAGGATAAGCAACAACCTGTTATGTTGGGAACTATTCCTGGAAAAACTCCTGCCAGAGAAGAAGCGAAAGAAAAACAAAAACAGGACTCTGCGGACGATACAGTATTAAAGGATAATACGGGAAGTCCAATATACGAAGAGAGCGGTAACTTCATTTTTAAAAGCGCAGAGGTAACAAGTTTAAGAAATTCGTTTGATCCTTTAAAACCTACAGATATTGATATTCTTTTTAATAGTATTGCAAATAAAGTATCGTCTAATAATCAAACTAAGATCGGTACCAATAATGAATTAGGAAAATATCAATTTACGATATCTGATTTAATGGTGTTAGGATATTTGAGACTACCTTCTGATGGGAATATACTAAAAGAAATAGTTGACGATAGATCATTTTGGGTCGGTTTAAATGGAATAACATCTAAGCAGGAATTTTTATCAAACAGGCTTCTTCAAGAAGAAGCAATGTTAAGATTAACTAAATCTAATTACGATAAATTAATTTCTTTGGATAAAATTTCTACAAAAGATGATCCTAAAGTAATTGCAGGATTTTTAGCAAGTGCACACGTATTTGGGGTAACTGGTGCAGACGATTTAGAAAGAAAAGATGCCTACGGTAGACAAGCAAAAGAATTTTTTAATTTGGGTGTAGTATCGCTTGGCGGGAATTTAAATACTGATATAGATATCAAATATTCTGAAGTTGAAAATTATTTACCTGAAATAAATGACGGCAATATTACAAATGAGGACCTAGCATTGAGCCCAGGATTTTCTGATCCAAACAGAAAATATCCAAAGTATGAGTATGAAGGATTATCCGACATTAATAAACTAGCAGTAGGTAACAGGTCGCATCTGTTATTTAAAATAAAAGAAGCACAAAAAACAGAAAACATACAAATAGGTAGAGCGGAAAAACGTTGGAGTGAGCCCGAGCCTGCATATGCTGCGTCATATCCATATAATCAAGTAATTGAAACTGAAGCAGGGCATGTAATAGAACTTGACTCTACTCCTAACGCAGAAAGAATACACATATTTCATAAAAAAGGTACCTATATAGAAATAGATGTAAACGGCACTATGGTAAGAAAAGTATTAGGCGATAACTATGAAGTTTTAGATCGTAATAATTTTGTATATGTTAAAGGTGCGAATAATTTAACTGTAGAAGGCAAAACTTCAATTTATGTAAAAGATAATGCCGTCATTGAGGTTGATGGAGACGTATCTGTAACAGGTCACAGAGATGCGGTAGTTCAAGCTGCTAGAAACTTAGCTGTTTCTGGAAAAAATTTGGTGTTATCAGGAAAAGATGGAGTTAATATAGTTTCGGATGGAGCTATTAATTTGCAGGCAGGAAGCGATATAAACATAAACTCCAAAAATAATTTGTCTCTGCAGGCAACAGGTACAATTAGCATAAAGGCATCCATTAACTTATTAATGGATGCAATACTAGTTAAGACGCAGATGGGAGCAAACTTTGTTAAAGATTTGGTTATTCGAGCATTTGATCCTCCGGAATTAAGAAATCCCGTTAGATCTTCAGTTCCTGTTTTAGAAAGAACAAGTTTTTTTCAGGAAGATTTATTATTTGATGCAGGGGAAGAAGAGGGGGATGAATGGAGACGAAATAGAGAAGCAACAGGTGAGACATCTAAATTTCTTAAAGTGCGCTGGGAATTACCACCACAAGGAAAATCTTATCGTTCTACACAACCTAGTACCCGCGTATCATGTGATGTTTGTAATCAGTTTGGAAGAATGTTTCCTAGATCATTTAAACTATCAAAAAATTTCACAATAGAACATATGTTAACTGGGGACTGGGCTCCTCAAAAAGTACAAGCACAACGAGGATTGTCGGAAAAGCAAATTGTTTGTAATGCAATGCAAATTGCAGAAAATTGTCTCGAACCATTACTTAAAAGGTATCCAAGGTTAAAAATTACCAGTTGGTTTCGAGATGTTAATATTTTAGACGAAAACGGAAAATCTGTTGGTATGAGCGACCATGGATTAGCTGCAGCAGTCGACATACAAGTTAATAATCTTTCTTTGCAAGATCATCTTTCTGTTGCGCACTGGTGTCTAAGCAATATACCTTATAGACAACTTCTTTTTGAGTATAAATTATATCCAGGTAGTGCAGATCCAAGAACTGCATGGATTCATATTGCGTTATTATTGGATGAAAATGGAAAAATTATTGAGTCTTCAAAACCTCCAGTGCAGACATGGCAAGATGATCGCCCAATACTTGTAGGTCTTCCTGTTGATGTTTAAGAATATTTTACCCCAATAAATATCTAATATGGCCACTTCTAGAGCAACTAAAAAGTTTGTAGATTTAGATCTTTCTTTTAAGGTGAACCCTTTCACCAAAGATCTTTATCTAAAAACGGATGAGGAAGCAGTTAAAACTGCGGTAAAACATCTCATTCTAACTAAAAATTTTGAGAGACCTTTTAGACCAGAAATAGGCACACAAGTTACTGCATTGATGTTTGAGAATTTTACGTCTGCAGTAAAAATTGCAATGGAACGAACAATACGTGAAACTATAGAAAAATATGAACCAAGAGTTAGATTAGTCGATATAAAAATAACTGAAAATTTAGATGATAATGATTTAACTGTGACTATAGTATTCACCTTAAAAAATACGGATACTCCTATAACGATATCCACATTACTAAGTAGAGTAAGATAAATGGCAAACTATAGAATTTCGGAATTAGATTTTGATGAGATCAAAATCAATCTAAAACAATTCTTAACAAATTATAGAGATAAGAATAATAATCTTATTTTTAAAGATTATGATTTTGAAGCATCCAGTCTGTCTATTCTTTTAGATATTTTATCTTATAACACATATTATAACGCATACCTTGCCAATATGGTTGCAAATGAGATGTTTTTAGATTCTGCAAGCAAAAGAGAATCTGCAGTTTCAATCGCAAAACATCTAGGATATACTCCAATATCTTACAGAAGTGCAAGAGCAAAAATCTCTTTTGTTGCGGATACTCCCCAAGGAAGTCCTGCTACACTTACACTACCAAAATTTTCAGCATTCACTACTACTGTAGATGGTGTGTTATTTGCCTTTTCTAATTTAGATTCTGTTACAGTAAGACCAACTGAGGGTAGATATATTTTTAATGATGTAACTATAGTAGAAGGAGAACCTCTAAGTTATACTTATAGAGTAGATGTATCTGGACCAGGCGAAAAATATGCAATTCCTAACTTAAATATTGATACCACAACTATAAGAATAACAGTACAAAACTCTTACTCTGATACTACGCAAACGGTTTATACCAGGGCAGGAAACTTAGATGGTTTAACGGGAGAATCTTTAGTATACTTCTTAGAAGAAAATCCAACCGGAAATTATGAAATCTTTTTCGGTGACGGTGTACTAGGTAAAAAATTAATATCAGGTAATTTGGTAAAGATAGAATATTTAGTTAGCAATGGTTCGGTTTGCAACGTATCAAGCGAAATCGAACAAATATTCAATATATCTACTGTAGTAAATAACCTAAGAGTATCCTCTCCGATTATTGCGACTGAAAATTCTACGGGCGGAGATGAGCCTGATACCTTAGACGAAATTAAATTTAAGGCTCCTAGATTCTTATCATCATTTAATAGAGCAGTCACTGCAAATGATTATAAGTCAGTAATAGAGGCAAATTATCCTTTAGTGGAATCCGTATCTGTTTGGGGTGGAGAAGAAAATGATCCGCCTAAATATGGTAAGGTCATAATTTCATTAAAACCATATTCAGGATATACTATTAATCAGGAATTAAAAGACAAAATATCTAATGAGATTCTTTTAGATCGCAAGGTAATGTCAATTGTTCCAGAATTTGTGGATCCTAATTATCTCTATATTACTTTAGATATTAAGGTTAAATTTGACGCTAAAAATTCTAGATATACAATTTCAGAATTAGAATCTTTGACCAGGAATACTGTGCAGGAGTATTTTAGATTTGAACTACAAAAGTTTAATAAGCCCTTTATATATTCTAAGTTATCTAAACAAATAGATGCTTTAGATAATTCAATCATAGGAAATTTAAGTTCCTTTAGAGTCCAAAAAAGAATCAACCCCATAGTAAATGGTAATAATGGATATACAGGAACAACTTTAATAAAATTTGCTAATAAACTAGTTTCAGGTACTCTGCAATCTACAGGATTTTATTATAAAATAAATGAAACCATATTCTCTGTTTATATGAAGGATGTATTAACATCTCAGGATACTGGGACTGTTAATTTATATGATTTAATTAATGATGGTTTATTAGTTTCAAATATAGGCACAGTAAATTATTCCGCCGGCACGGTTTCTATTCCTTCTTTAGTACCTGCAGGATTTTATGAAAATGCAACAGATATTAGAATATCATCTAAAATACAGGATTTAGATATTACATCTTCTAAGGATTTAATATTAGTTATTGATGACAGCATCTCGAATGTTTTAATTAAACGTGCTGCAGGATTAACAATAAACATTACTACGTAAAATGGTAATTAAAGTTTTCGATACAAAAGATCTTTTGGGCCCTTTAAAAATATTGGGTGTATCTAAGCCTGATACTTTTGCGGGATATAGAGAAGGGTGGTTTTACCCTCTTTATACAACCAGAGGGGAGGCAATTCAAGAAGATCTAGATAGAGGCGGTAAGGGAATTTATAGAGTACTAACTTTCTACAATAGAAAGGGAGAATTTTATATACCTGAAAGTTTCATCAATATAGGTGAAGCGAAGGATCCCTTAATTTATACGGTGCATCAAGGAGACGGTGCCGAAAATCCTTTTAAACGAGTACAAAATAGATTATCGCTTTTAATAGAAGAACAACTTCCGGATTTTATACAAACAGACTATTCTATGTTTGTAACATTTTTAAAAGCATATTATGAATTTTTAGAACAGAATAATGAAGCTCAAGAAGTTCTGCAGGATATAACTAAGTATTCGGATATAGATAAAACCTCAAGTGATTTAATAACCAAATTTATTAAAAATTATGCATATGACATACCACAATCAAGCATATCAAATAATAGATTTTTAGTAAAGAAAATAAGAGAAATCTACAGCAAAAAAGGAACAGAGCCAGCATATGAAATGCTATTCAACATTTTATATAAAGAATCTATTAGTTTCTTCTATCCATACGAGGTGGTGCTAAAGCCTTCCACAGGAAAATGGACTAAACGATTTGTTCTAAGAGTTCAGCAAACAAATCCAACACAAAATATTTTTGGTTTTGAAGATACTGAAATTATAGGGAAGACTTCTAAAGCAAGAGCAATAGTTAGTAAGGTAATTAAAATAGATTTACGAGGATATGAGGTTTATGAATTAGTTTTAGATTCAACAAGTTTATTCGGAGAGTTTTTAAGAGATGAAGAAATTGAGGCAACTAAAACAATTCTATTAAGTAACGAAAATTATTCTGTAGCTCCACTTAGTGCTAAGGTATATTCTATACTAAGTAAAATTGATATTATAGACGGAGGGGTGGGGTATAGTAAAGGACACCCAATAACAGTAACTGATGCTACAGGAGTTTTGGCAACAGTTAAAGTTAATAGTGTAAATAGATTCGGTACTATTACTGGATTTGATATAATAGAACCAGGTGTAAATTATAGTGTTAATTGTGTAGTTAGCGCCGGTCTTCCTACTGCACAGTTAAAAGGAACCTATTCTTTTTATCGAGGTGCTGTGACAGTAACATTCCCCGAGCAGCATGGATTATCTAAAGGGAAACACCTAAGTGTAAATTACACTGGTAATATTTTCAGTCCTTTAGATAATACTTCACATACCGCAACTATTACGTCAATACCTAACGTAAGAACAATTAGATTTAGATATCCTGGATTTTAAAAATGTCTGACAAAAATTTAAAAGAATATATAGTAACTCTACATAGTTACGAACACCTAGATAGTTTCTATGAGGATATGGAAACACCGGGTGGTAACCTATATATTCCTGATCGGGCAGTGGATTTAGTTAATCGTAGACCCATAAGTCGAAATACTCACTATTTACTTACAGAAGAAGAAGCTCGTTTAATCAGACAGGATCCAAGAGTTTTAGATGTGGATATTCCTGTTGACCATAATCCTCTTACAGTTAGGAGTTATTCTTGGTCACAAACCAATACTTTTAGTCCGCAGCTGCCGCCTTCAACGACGGATAAAAATTGGGGGCTTCTTTATTCAACCTCAGAAACAATAAACAGTTCTTTAGATAGTTTTTCTTCGGTTTCCGCTACTGTAACCAGACCTTTTTCGGGAAAAAATGTAGATTTGGTTATGGCTGAATCAACTATTAAGAAAAATCACGCAGAATTTGCTAAAAACGCTGATGGGACAGGCGGATATAGAACTATAGAAACCAATTGGTATGGATACGGTCTTGGTTCGCCCCCAACAGTTACACCTCAAGAAACCTCACCATATAATTATAGTTATGTCGGATTTCATGCAACCCATACCGCAGGTACTGCAGCGGGGAATACTCAGGGCTGGGCGAAAGATTGTAATATCCATTTTAATGTTCCAATTTATGCAGGATCTTTTCCAAATTATCAGGGCCCCTGGGATTATATTAGAACATGGCATAGCTGGAAAAAAGTTAATGCTATAAATCCAAATACAGGAATACATAATCCTACAGTTGTTTCTTTAAGTACAAACGTTAGAACAAAACTTTTTACCTTTGGATTGGGAACGATACATTATAGGGGAGTATCATATCCTGGTCCTTGGGCTCGTAATCCTTCTCGCACAGATCGAGACAATCCGGGGGCATGGACTAACGGAACTGTAAGTTTAGCGGATGTAGGTTTTAGAGAAGTAAGGTCTGACGATAATATACTTTGGTATGTATTCGCTGGGCAAAGCATGGTTGCAGAAAATGCTGATTTAACTGACGCGATTAATGATGGGGTAATTATAGTTCAATCTGCAGGTAATCATTCTTCTAAGGTGGTGCGCCCAGGCGATCCAGATTATAATAATTATGTTATTGCCTTAGATGATGGCAAAACCTATTATCAAAATAGAAATGAATGGACAGCAGATGTTATTGCAGTTGGCAATCATACTGCCGCAAGAAGACTAGGATATACCACAGATACTGGACCTGCTATTACGATTTGGGCCCCTGGCACAAACATTATCTCCTCAATATCAGACAGTGCAGAAAGAAATGAGTTTTCTGATCCGCGCGGATTAAACAATGATAAGTTGCTCTCAATATCTGGTACTAGCATGGCAGCGCCGCAGGTCGGCGGAGTTCTTGCCTGTTTGGCAGAACTGTGGCCTTCGGCGACGCAATCGCAAATGAAGAATTTTATTCTAACTCATGCTAGAAGTAGAATGACTAGTTCTGCGTTTACTATCTTTCCAAACACCCTTTCATATAGAGATTCAGATACAACAGATAAAACTTTATATTATCCAAATTTTAGTTTTAGTGTTTCTCCGAACAAATCTTCAGTGTCATCTGATGAAATAGTTGTTATTAACATAACAGGTTCTATAGATTCACCCCTTACCTGGGAATCTTGGTCAGCAAAATATAACATTCCCCAAGATGAGGGACAACTTGTTGCGGCTGCATTATACACTAATAACAACTTGTTAGGAAATTATGGACCTTCATCTACTCCTTTTTATGGTTTGTATAGAGAACCAGATGCCGAAGGGTTAGCATATTGGCATAGTCAATGGATAGCAAGTGGTAAAAATCTTGAGACAGTTAAGCCCGCATTTGCTCTAGGAATACCTTCAAGTGATACTATAGATTATGCAAGAATTAGAACTAATTCGAAGACCTTTTTAGAAACCAACAACGGTAGTGTTTTTTACGATGGTGCTTTCGATTTGCCTGTTGGGTCTAGAGTATATCTTACAGAAGAAGGTAATGCAACTGCACAGGATTTTATTGATGGATTAACTAAAATTCCTGTAACTATTACTGGACCAGTTACTACTGTTACTCGCAAAGTCAGCCCGAATAGAACAACATCAAGAACAAGTACTTTAAAATTACGCACAGGTGGATATTCTGGCACTGTACAAGCAACTGCTTCTTCTATATCTATTATAGGAGTTGCACCACCTCCCCCTCCACCCGTTGTATCTACTTATAGTTTCGGAGGTATTCCGACCTCAATCAATGAGGGAGCTACAGGAACATTTAATGTAAATACAACTAACGTAGATAATGGTACAACTTTATATTGGACAATTAATAATGGTACCTCAGTAAATGCGGATTTTACCGCAGTTTCAGGATCCTTAATTATTAATGGTAATACTGGGTCATTTACAATAACACCAACTGCTGATAATTCTACAGAAGGAAATCAAACCTTTACCGTTCAACTTAGAACAGGTAGTATATCTGGAACAATTGTTGCAACAAGTTCTAGTGTAACTATAAATGATACTAGTTTAAATCCTGCGCCTGCAACACCTACATATGGATTTAGTTTGGTTCCTTCTGCGATTTCAGAAGGAAGCGCTGAAACATTCGGTGCAACTACAACTAACGTAAGTAATGATACAACTTTATATTGGACAATTAGCCATGGCACAACAGTAAGTGCGGATTTTAGCGCTTCGTCGGGATCATTTACCATAACAAATAATCAGGGATCCTTTTCAATAACACCTATAGCGGATAACACAACTGAAGGTCCTCAGGTTTTCACAGTTCAACTTAGAACAGGTAGTATATCTGGAACAGTTGTTGCCACAAGTTCTAGTGTTACCGTAACTGATTCAAGTACCACGCCTCCACCATCTACGCCCATTTATCAATTTCCTGGAGAAATTCCTACATCCATAGATGAGGGAGATAGCATTACGTATAATTTTTCAACAACGAACGTACCGAATAATACAACTTTATACTGGACAATTGCACATACAAGCACAGATGCTTCAGATTTTTTAGAAACATCTGGGACATTTACTGTAACAAACAACTCTGGGTCGTTTATAGTAAGACCTAAATCGGATGCGACACCCGGTTAAAAAAAGTAACTAAGGGAGATATTTCTTTGGCAGCTCAAACATTTGTAATTCAAGTTAGAACGGGTGGGGTCACTGGACCTGTTATTGCCACAAGTCCTACTATTACATTAAATGATACTAGTACCGTATCTTCTCCTTATACGTTAACTACCAGTGCAAGCGAAATAAATGAAGGCTCTGAAGTAACTATTAGTGTTTATACTGTTGGTCTACCAAACGGAACTCTGTTACCATATACAATTTCTGGATCAGGAATAGACTTAGATGATTTCGTTGGATTAACATCCTTATCTGGTTCTTTTAGAATAACAAATAATTTTGGAAGCGTAAGGTTAGTTCTAAAAAATGATCTAAAAACTGAATTAGATGAAACGCTAACATTAACATTGACCAGTACAGGAAATAATGAGAGCATTAATGTAATTATACGAGATACGTCTAAGACTACTAGCTTAGCAAACTTTTTTGTCAGTTCCCCGGTATCAGTAGTAGAAGAAGGTCAGGTTGCGAGATTTGATATTAGAGCAACTAATTTAGAACCAGGTACAGTTGTTCCTTATAGAATTTTAGGTATATCCCAAGAGGATTTAACTGGAGATTCCCAAACTGTAGGATATGTAACTTTTGTATCGGGTGCAGTTGAGGGAGAAACTTATGCAAATGTAAGTTTGTCAATATATGAGGATTTTATAACTGAGGGACCTGAAAGTATAGTTTTACTTTTAGAACCAAGTTTTCCTTATACGTTACAATTATCTTCAACCATTTCAATAAAGGACACTACTCTTAATCCCGGACCTACGTATAGTATAACTGCAAATAAAAATAGAGTATTCGAAAATGATACTATAGTATTTACGTTAGTCGCAACAAATGTACCAGCGGGTGGTATTGTTCCTTGGCAAATTGCAGAATTCGAACCAGACACTCCCGAAATAACTGTAAGCGATTTTTCGGGCATAACTAGCCTTACCGGAAACTTCCCTCCTCTGGTAGAAATTTCTACAGGGGTTTTTAGCTCAAATATAACTTTATCTATACGAGATGATTTAGTTTTTGAACAGTCTGAATATTTTTATGTGTTTATACCAGGCACAAGAATAGGTTCTCAGGTTGTAGAAATTATAGATTCAGGTAATACATTAATAACATCCGACGCTACTTTTTCCGGAAATATATTGGTTAATTTTTTAGACCCCGCGGTGTTACGGGCAAATTTAGGTAGTTTAGCTTCGGGGGTTAGTTATTGGCAAGACACCACAGGACTAATCTCAGAGAATATGGTTATACAAGGAAAAACGCCATATGCAACTGAAGACTCCTTGGCATTGTATCAACCATTTTCTTACGTAATACGCTCAAAAGTTTCTATAGAAGAGTGGAGAGACTCAATAAAGGCTCTATTGCACCCCGCAGGAATGGTTATTTTTGGGGAAATAAATAATGAAACAACTACGGAAAACTTGTTAAGTTTAGAGGTTAAAGCAGTTTCTGATTCCACAATACGAACACAGGATTCCTTAACTATAGATGATACGGAAGTAAATGCAAGTACAACATCTATAGGTGGCTCAAATGTAACTGTAGATTCTCTGACATTTTCCTTTAATCTTTAATAAATAATAGATGCCGAATTTAGTCACAAAACAATTTAAAATAAGTAATTCAAAGAATTTCATAGAACAATTTTCAAGTTCTAGTGGAAATTCTTTGTATATGTTTTTAGCCAAACCTAGCGCTTGGGCGCCCGAGTCTGACACCCCGCCCGACCCTACAGATACTCAAAGAGATTATGCTAAGATTTGGGATGAGATTATAGCATTCAAAAAAATATCACCAGCGAATATTGTGAATGTAATTCGGAGGGTAAATTGGGTAGAGAACACGATTTACTCCGAATACGATAACGAAGATTTTAATCTTTTAAGTAAAGATTTCTTTGTCCTTAATAGAGAACTTGACGTATATAAATGTATCAGTAACAATAATGGATCCCCTTCTAGAGTGGAACCTACGGGTAAAAGTTTAAATATTTTTATTACATCAGATGGTTACAAATGGAAATATTTGTATAGTATTTCTAATTCCGATAGATTAAAGTTTCTAACAGATAATTGGATGCCTGTTAGAAAAAATGACGATGTTGCCTCAGTTGCAATAGATGGTGGCATAGAAAATATTAAGTTATATTCTGGAGGGATTGATTATTCCGCAAGAGCAAGAGTAATTGTAGAGGGTGATGGCATATCTGCTAATGTCGGAACTAGACAAAGCTTAGGCGTAATATATGATTTCGTATATCTTAACAGTGGTAGTAAATATAGATTCGCAAATGCGTATGTTTTAGATAGTGGAAATTCTCAGGGAAGAGGAGCAAACATACGAGCAATTATAAGCCCTATAGGTGGACATGGTTCAGATCCAATTTCAGAATTGGGAGCCCATTACATAATGATTAATGCAGTAACAGAATATAATGAAGGCATTGGAGATTTTCCTGCAGGATTTACTTACAGAAAATTGGGACTAATAAAGAACCCAAAAAGTACTTCCGGTCAGGTGGCGAACGTATTAACATTAAGTGGTTTATCTGGAATATCTCTATCTAATGTAAATGGTATATTTTTAAATAACGAATTTATAGAGGGTATAACATCCTCCGCAAATGCCTTTGCAGTTACATCTAATGTAGTTTCGGGTAATGGTTTTGTTAGATATGTACAAGTAATAGATTTAACTAAAAACTTTGGTTCTTTTACTATCGGTGAAAATATTATAGGAAAAACTTCTGGGGCGACTGCTAGAGTAGCAAATGTTTTAAGTGCGGAAGTTATTTCAGATACGGGTGAGATTTTTTATATAGAAAATAGAATACCAATAACTAAATCTCCAGATCAGACAGATAGTTTACATCTTGTACTAGAATTTTAAGGAAAAATAAAATGGCAGTAGATACTAGCGTTTCTCCATATTTCGATGATTTTAACGATTCCAAAAATTATGTTAGGGTTCTCTATAAACCCGGCGTCGCGGTACAAGCTAGAGAATTAACTCAAACACAGACTATACTTCAAAATCAGATTAAGTCTGTAGGTAATTTTTTATTTAAAGATGGTGCCAAGGTAACGGGCCCTAAACCTTCAGTTAATCTTGATGCTAGAACAGTTAAATTAAAACCTAATGATTCTAGCGGGCAGGCTTTAAATTTAAATAACTTACTTAATACCTTTGTTACTGCGACTAATTCTGATGTATTGGGTTATGTAGATTTTGTTTTTACTGCGGATGATCCTAACATAGGCGACCCTCCCAGTGTAGTTATATCTTTAAAAAGATTTAATTCTACCAACGATGGAATGTTTGATCAAAATACAGAATTAAGTTTTTACCTAGATTATACTGATGCTTTACTTAAAAACGCACCGAACTATACTGCAGTTACGGCTGAAGATATAACTAAAAACGCATCAACAACTTTAAGTGCATTTTCTTCAACTGCACTGTTAGATAATCCAAGTACAATTATTCAAGTTGGAGATCTTTTAGTTCATCCTGGATTAACTAAAAAGGTGTATGTTACTGCACTTACAAGCACAACTCAAATTGAATTAAGTGAGGCTCCGGGAGTTACTTTTGGTAGCGAAAACGTTTCGTATGTCAATAAAGCAACTAATCCTACTTCCATCTTTATTCAAGATGATGCGACTTTTTATAAATCGGGATTTTTCGTAAAATCAAATACTCAAAGTATTGTTCCAGATAAAAATACATCATATCCCACAAAGTTGATCGCATTTCTAAGTGATCAACAAATTATAACTAGTAATGATGACGCTAGCCTTTTAGATCCTGCACTTGAAAACTCAAATTATTTAGCACCAGGCGCGGATAGATTAAAAGTAGATTTAAATTTGGCCAGCTTAGATGTCATCGACGGACAAGCTACAGAAGATTCTCAAAATTTAATTCCTCTTTTGTTTTTTAACAGAGGAAAAATAGAGTACATAACTGAAATTTCTAATGACGCAGAATTAGACAGAAAACTTGCGGAAAGAACATACGACGAATCGGGTAGTTACGTAGTAACGCCTTTTCAAATTATGCCCGAAAATACACTGGAGGAAGATAGTAACTTAGAGTTTACCATATCACCAGGCAAAGCGTATGTTGGTGGATATATGGTTAGAACCATCGATGCCACACGAATTACCGTACCTAAACCAACAGCAACTGAAACTAAAACTAATCACAACATTAATACCACGTATGGAAGTTATTTTAGAGTAAAAACGGTAACAAACTCTCTAACCAATCCTGCTGATCTTGAAGCAGCCTCAATGTTTTTAGAGTTACATAACGTAGAAAACCCTACAAGTACATCTTCTTTAGTTGGAATTATTTCATTTAAAAATTTAGAGTATGATACCTTTGTAAGCGGTGACTCTCCAGAGTATAAATTATTTTTCCATAGCTATTCTCCATCTAAAGATGTTCCTGCAACTTGGGATGCTTGGTCTGCGAAGTATAACATTCCTGCAGACGAAGGCAAATATATTGCAGATCAGTTATATACCAATAATGACTTATTAGGTAATTTTGGACCAGCATCGACTCCCTTTTTTGCCAACAATTTAACTAGCCAAGGCACAAGTGCTACCTATAGCTCACCTTTCTTTAAAGCACTAATTTCAACCAGCGGAGTGGCGCAGAATGGTGACACTATTATCTTCGATAAGGATAAGCCTTCAGATAGTTTAGTTTATCCTATCAATAAAACATACATAAAACGTGTAGATAAAATTAGAACTATCTACAATAAGGTTGTTAAAAATGCGGTCTTTGCCGGAGGAACATTCTCTACAACATTATCTTTGCCCGAAACTTTCGCATTGGGGGATGGCACGATACCTCCTAGTACAGCAAGAGCAAATTTTACTGTTCTTGTTAAATCTGGAGCAACAGCTTCCATAAAACTGGGAGCTTTCAATTTTGAGACAGGAACGGTAACCATATCAGGAGATGCAGCAACATTAACTATTGATACCGGTGATGCTACATTTACTGGTTTAGCAGATGTTAGTTTAACTGTAGAAAATGATGAGACAGTTCCAAGGGTAAAAACTTTAGTAGAAAATCAGGCAAAGTTAATAGATGTTGAACTAGCAGATCTTAAATATTCATTATTAAAATCAGACATTTTTTCTTTTGGTGGCGCACATAAGATATCTGATCCTACTCTTTATACTGGAGCGTGGAGTTCCTCTACAAACTATGATTATGATAAAATAGTACATTATTTAGGATCAGTATATAAAGCTAAACTTCCAACGTATAATGTTTCCCCTGCATACTCAAATGCTTGGGCAATAGTAGAAAAAGAAGAAGCTTCCAGATACACATTCGATAATGGTCAGCGTGATAGTTTTTATGATCATGGCACAGTAACCTACGTAGGATCCGCAACCCCACCCGGTAATGTTCTAATAACATTCTCATACTTTACTCATACAGGGGATGGTCCTATTGTGGTTCAATCATACCCTGAAGATATGTATACTAGAATTCCTGTATATCGTTCAGTTATTGATGCCAAAGATTATACTTTAAGAGATTGTATAGATTTTAGACCGAGAAGAGCAGATGATTCTAATTATCAAGATTTCTCTGCTGCGGTTATTCCTAACTCTTCGATATTGACAGAAATAGATGTTACTTATTATATTGGTAGAAAAGATAAAATTTATGTAACAAACAATTTACAAAACTTTGATTCTCCCTATAACAAATTTTACTTAGAAATAGGTAAGGAAACTGCAAATCCTACTGATCCTGCGGACACTTCGGATCTATCTAAATTAAGTATTGCAACTTTAGAAATTCCTCCTTACGTTACAAATTCGTTTGACGTAAAAGTTACATACGAAGATAATAAACGTTTTACTATGCGAGACATCGCACAGCTTGAAAACTTAACTATTAGTTTAGATAAAGCTGTAAAACTTCAAGCTATAGAAATTGCTATTTTAAAATCCACAAC